ACAACACGGAAATCGAGATGAAAATGATTATGTTGTAGACTGGGCTCCAGCCGATATGGTAGAAATTAGATTCAAGGAAGATGATGATTTTTTGAAGATTAAAGAAACTCTCACACGAATGGGAGTTGCATCTAACCGAGATAAAATTTTATATCAATCTACTCATATACTTCACAAGCAAGGCCAGTATTATATTGTTCACTTCAAAGAATTATTTGCTCTAGATGGCAAACCTACTAATTTAACCAAAGTAGATATTGAAAGACGAAATGCTATTGTAAATTTACTACAAGAATGGAAATTATTAACAATAGTAAAACCAGACCTCCTAGTTCCTATGGGAAATGTCGGTCAATTTAAGATTATATCATTTAAAGATAAAGTTGATTGGCAACTTGTGCCCAAGTATAATATAGGAGTCAAATACTAAAAGATTATTATATAATGAATAAGTTTGCCAAAAAATTCTCGCTTCCTCACAACGATATTTTAAAATCAGTAATGGATGGACCTGATAATTTTATCAGGTATGATACTGAACCAGGAGAAGATGAAAATTTTTTCTATACTATTTTTGATAATGCTGATCAATCCTTCCGAGATGAAATAGCTGATATTTTCTTCTGCAAATCTTTCCATTACAAATTCGCTGGCACTACCAGGCGCTACGGCGATGTTATGGGTAAGGAAGCCACCGATAAACAAGTCGATAATCTCTTCAAGCTACAAGAGAAATACGATATTCCCATTTCCCTTACAATCAATCAACAAATTCATCCTACTGAAATTCTAGTGAATGATTTCATTAGGAATAACTTCATCAAATTTATTGGTGAGTTTTACGAACGTGGTATGAGAATGTGTACCATTGGTAATATTCATTTGATGGGAACAGGATATCTACAAAAGAATTTTCCTGATATGAAATGGAAAAATACTGTCAATCATATCGTGGCAAATCCTCAACAAATGGTTGACTTGCATTGTCTGGGTTATGATTTGATACAACTTGATAGGTCGCTTAATAGAAATTTGAGAGATTTAAGGCGAATGACAAAAGTGGCAAAAAATAGAGGTATAACAACTTATCTCTTAGCATCAGAAGGATGTATGCCTTTCTGCCCATTTAAGGAAGAACACGATATTGTCCAACCGTGGGTCGGCTCAGTTCAAGGTAAAGATTATTTCACAACTCTATCAGATATCTCCTGTAATAAATGGAGATTTGAGAGGCACAAGTCTCAACTACCCCGAATTGGAACCTCTTGTGTATGGGATACTAACGAACGGTTCGATATGTACAACGAGTTAGTCGATGTTTTCAAATTTAGTGGACGTCTTCATAATCCATATGTTGGTTCAAAACCAGAATCATATGCTTGTTGGTCATACGTTGATGAAGAGGATATTTTTATTGCAAGATCGTTTAAGGATGTCTATGATTCAGGTGTCGGATTTCTATCTAATTGGAATGGTCTTGGATATGTAACTACACTCACCGAAGAATATGTGGAAAAATATTTCATTCATTATCCAGACAATAAAATAAGGGCAGAAAAATATTTTGAAAATTTAGAACATCCTTATAAAACTGAAGCAGGAGTTAAAATGTGTGAGGCTCTTCCAAACTGTAAGAATCAATGTTGGGATTGTCATCTATGTGAGGACGCTTATGGATTTGAGCATTTTGACTCATTAGCCCAGATTAACAGAACGCCTTCCTCTGGATATGTAGAAGTAAACGTATAAATAGTACATAATTGTAAATTGGAGAAACACAAATGGCAGATATAGATACAGCAGAGGGTAATATTGAAGAAGCAGAGTTTGATTGGGGATTTTCCTTTTCTGATACTGATGAAGCCGATAGTGCCACCGTTGTTAAGGAAACGACACAAGCAGTAGCGGCCGATTTAGGTCCTATTTCACAAAAACTAGATGCTATCATAGCATTAATTCCTTCGGAAGGTATGATTAATACCTCTGAAGTAGATGTTGATTTGAGTGGACTTGAAAATAAACTAGACCAAATTATTGCACTAGAAAAGGTCGATGCTCTCACCGCTGGTGATATGCCAGACTTGTCACCACTTGAAGATAAGCTGGATGTGATTGTAGGAAATCAGGTTAAGATTCTTGCTAAAGAAACTACGGTTAATGCTCCAGAAGTGAATGTAGACTTGAGTAGCATTACCGATAAACTAGACACCATTGAAACTCAAGTAAATGAAGTCCGAGAGTTAGATTTTGATGGAGACGGACAAGTAGATTTCGGTGATATCAATAATAATCTAGCCGACCTACTGTCACGGCAAGAGGCAGCGGAAGCAGAATTGGAAGCAAAAAAGACCGAATTTGAGGAGTACAAAACTAAGAAACTAAAAGCACTGGAGAAATTGATTATTCCATTGCTGAAGAATTTGAAGAGTAATCCAGCCAAAGCGTACATTCACTGGCCAGGCCGAGCACCTGTATTAGATGCACAAATAAGTAAAATTCTTTCTTTGACTAGATAGAATGGCAGAAGAAAATATAGAGATATATATTAACAAAAAGAAGATGTTATATTCTCACGAGAATATGGTAAGAACCATTAACAGTTTCTTTCCTTATTTAACAAATGAGGATCTGAATGAAATGAGTGAATATATCACTACGTTAAAAGAACATAGAAAAGAAAAAGAGACAGAATCGGCGATTGAAGTTGCCAAGCATTCCTGGCCTTATCCAGACATCGCACCTATAAAAAAATAATATGGCATATTCTAAGAAAGTAATGGAGCACTATGAACGACCTCGCAATATTGGTTCTATGGATGTTAGTGACAACTCTGTTGGTACTGGGCTTGTGGGTGCTCCAGAGTGTGGTGATGTTATGAAACTCCAAATTAAGGTGGATGAAAATGAAAATATTATTGACGCCAAATTTAAAACGTTCGGTTGCGGATCTGCGATTGCTAGTTCTTCTTTGGCGACTGAATGGATTAAGGGTAAGACATTGGATGATGCAGAAAAGATTCAAAATACGCACATCGTGGAAGAACTTTCTCTTCCCCCTGTCAAAATTCATTGCTCAGTATTGGCGGAAGATGCTATTAAATCAGCAATCAATGATTATAGGAACAAAAACAGAATTGACAGTTGAAGAAAAATATTGAAGATTATATTTTTCACAAAGAGAATTTTTTAGATAAAGAATATTGTGAAAAAAGTATAAGTGAATTGAAAATATGTGAGTGGACCAAACACGAATTGTATACGCAAAATTCAGTTCTTCCATTGATACATACAGATCCCAAAGTGGGCGATCTTCTCCAGGCTGGAGTTATTGGAACTGATTCACAGGAAAAAGCTGAAAATATAAATGAGTTAATAATTGGAAAAGTAAGTTCAGCTATACAGGAATATATAGGAAATTTAAATTTTATTTGGTTTCGTGGATGGGAAGGATATAGTTCAATAAAATTTATACGATATTTGCCAGGTCAAGAAATGACGGTCCATTGTGACTTTATTCATTCTATGTTTGATGGAGTAAGAAAAGGTATACCAATTCTTTCTATTATAGGTCATTTAAATGATGATTATGAAGGAGGAGAAACCTACTTTTTTGAGGATAAAAAAATCGATACAAAGCAAGGAGACTTATTAATATTTCCTTCAAGTTTTTTGTATCCACATTATGTTACCCCTGTGACAAAAGGAGTTAGATATTCTTATGTCAGTTGGGTTTGGTAACAATCGAATAAGAGAGTGGTTGGGTAAACGACACTAAAGCCAGGGGGGAGAGACGGACTCCCGCTTGAGTGCGAGTAAGTGACCCTACTTAGATGAAGTTAAGAAGCCCCTCCAATAAGACCAGCGGTAACGTGCCATCGGGTGAGGGAGTAGAATGGCTGAATTGCTAATCGGGGCGAGAGTGCCTACGCAAGAGCCGTCTTTCGGGATAGTCTAAGCTCTACCCAATTACTCTCTTTTATTATAACAAAAGGAAAAAAAATGTTTGAATATGAAGCAAAAGTGAAAAGAGTGGTTGACGGAGATACCATTGATGCCTACATAGATTTAGGATTTAATGTTCACGTTGATAAACGAATCAGGTTTATGGGTATTGATACACCAGAATCTCGGACACGTGACCTCACAGAAAAGAGATATGGACTTGGTGCAAAATATCGATTAATAGAAATGTTAGAAGCAAACGGTAATGTATTTGTTCTCAAATCTCACGGTACAGGTAAGTTTGGTCGTGTACTAGGAGAGTTATTTCACCACCACGAAGATGATTACAGTATTAATCAAATGCTAATAGACGAAGGACACGCAGTAGCTTATTTCGGTGGATCTAAACAAGAAGTCAAGGACGCATTAATGGAAGCACGAAAGAAATCAAAGGAATACGTAGAAAAAAATATAGAACCACTTTAGTGGTTAAAGTGAAATAGGTATATATTATGAAAGATACGGTGATATTAGATATTGAGACTCTCGGAAGTGTCAATAATTGTGTAATTTTATCAGTTGGTATGGTCGCAGTTGACTCTACCGAAGATTATACATTCAAAGAATTAATCGACAATGGCTATTATGCCAAACTCGATGTCAAGAGTCAAGTCGATGCTGGTAGAAAAATCTACAAAGATACTCTTGAATGGTGGGATCAACAAGGTAAAGCCGCACAACATATTCTAAAACCCTCCCCTAAAGATATGCACTGGTCGAAGTTGCGAGAAGATATGATTTCTTGGCTGACCAATCAAGGTGTAGATACTCATACAGTAAAAGTCTATTCACGAGGTTCCCACTTCGATTTTGGCATTTTACACGACCTCTTTCGCATTACAGAAGGTTGCGAACCAACCGAACTCCCCTGGCGTTTCTGGAATATTCACGATTCAAAAACAGTTGTGTTAACATTACTCGGCCGTGATGTCTGGGATATGGGTGTAGAGCCTGAAGGATTTATTCATCACGATTGTCTCCACGATTCCGCGAGAGAATATTTAACAATACAAAAAGCTATTTATCAATTTCAAGATACACTTTCAAAGGAAAATGTATCTCTTGATTATAGGGGCGTGCCAATTAATGAATCTGAAGACATACCTTTCTAATGAATAAATTAACAGATTTCGTCAGAATATATGATAATAATTTATCAGCTAAATTTTGTGGTATAATTATAAATGCCTTTGAAACTGATAAAGAACATCATATAAAATCAACAATAGGTATTCCTCGTACGCCAGATCCAGAGTTTCGTAATGCAATTGAAATGAATTGCACGAAACGTACCGCAGAATCTTCCGAGTGGGCCTCTATAATGGATGTATTGAATAAACACGCCGCATCATCATTTAAACGATATAAAAGCGATTTGATAGCGGGTGGATATCCAGAGGCACATTTTTTCAACACGGTAACTCTTGAACAATGGAGAATGCACCGATATGATCCAGGTGTGCATTTTTATAAAGAGCATATTGATGCCATTGACGTTCATACCTCCAAGAGAATGCTTCAGATGTTGTATTATCTCAATACAGTGGAAGAAGGAGGAGAAACTTGGTTTAAATCTATTGACTTAAAAGTAAACCCCGTAGAAGGTAAACTAGCAATCACTCCATCTTGGTTTGGTTTTCCACACTCTGCTATTACGCCTATAAGTAATACGAAGTATATGATCAAAACTTATTTACATTATCCAGGAGAAATAAATGGCGATAACTGAATTAAAAATATTGAAGTATGAATGTGACTATTGCTTACACGATTGGACGATGATCAATACGGGTAAAGATTCAAGAAGTTTAGATGACAATGGATATTTTTGTCCTTATTGTGGTGAAAAAGAAGGAGAACATAGATTTGCTACTGATAAAGAGGCTGGATTCAAAGAGACAAAGACTGCTCCAATCATAGCACCGAAAGAAGGAAAGCCAGTCAAGGTATTAGAAGCAGAAGATAGAAACACACAGACAAGATGCCCTGATGGTGGATGGTGGAATCCGATTACAAAAAAATGCCAAGGTGAAGGAGTTGGTCATAATGTTGAGGAACAACTTGACAATTATGGTACTTTGTAGTATAATAATATATTATGTTATGAAACTACAAATAAAGGTATATGAGATTTTACACTTATGTTGGTACACTTGGTAATAAGGTTCTTGTTCGAGGCGTGAATGCCGAAACAGGCAACGACTTCATCAGACGGGATGACTTTCAGCCTACAATGTTTGTTGAAGGTAAGAAGGGCGAGACTCCCTTCCGTACGTTGGATGATAAACCTGTGTTTAAGATGTCGCCTGGCAATATTAAACAAACCCGAGAATTTATCAAGCAATATCAAAATGTTGCTGGATTTGGTATTCACGGTAATGATAATTTCGCACTTCAATATACTTGTAAAGAATGGAAAGGAGATGTTGATTATGATATCTCTAAAATTCGTATTTGGAATTTAGATATTGAAGTGGAATCTGAAAAGGGATTCCCAGAGCCAGATAAAGCAATGTCGGTAGTCAATGCTATTACCGTATATGATTCCATTGAAGATAGATATTTTACTTGGGGCCTTGGTCCTTGGAAGAACCATCGTGATGATATTCAGATAGAATATTTTCAGATGGATACAGAAGAGGAATTGCTTCAGCATTTTCTCGACCTATATGAACAATCCCCACCACATATTTTAACCGGATGGAATATTGAGCATTTCGATATTCCGTATTTGATCAATCGACTAACTCGACTGTTCGGTCAGAAAGAAACTAAGAGACTTTCTCCATTCGGTTGGATTAAAGAACGCTCAGTTAAAGGTATGTATGGTAAAGAATCTATAGTATACGATATTTATGGTGTTTCTACTATGGATTATTTACGACTCTATAAGAAATTTGCAGTTGGTGGAATTGCAGAATCCTATAGACTAAATCACATTGCTTTTATTGAATTAGGTGAGCGTAAGATTTCATACGAAGAAGCTGGTTCCTTATTCAAACTTGCCCGAACAGACCATCAAAAGTTTATTGATTATAATATCAAAGATGTTGAACTGGTTCAACGGATCGATAATAAATTGAAGATTATTGATTTGGGTATAACAATGGCTTATGATGCTAAAGTTAATTTTACAGATGTATTCGGTACTGTTAATATTTGGGATGCGATTATCTATGATCATTTGAAAAAACAGGATATAGTATGCCCCACGAAAACTTCCCACTCGAAAACACGAACATTCGTGGGAGCATACGTTAAAGAACCCATAACTGGGTTTCACGATTGGGTAGTATCGTTTGATTTGAATTCTCTATATCCTCATTTGATTATGCAATACAATATCAGTCCAGAGACTATTGTCGGTCATAACTCTGATGTTGATGTAGATAATTTATTGAGTAAAGATGCAGACCTATCGGATGTTCATAAGAAAGGATATACTGTTGCCCCAAACGGAACGATGTATCGAAAAGATAAGAGAGGATTTCTTCCAACTTTAATGGAAAAAATCTATGCTGACCGTGTAGTCTATAAGAAGAAGATGCTGGACGCTCAACAAAGAAAAGAAGAGGGTGAAGATACCGACAACGAAATATCAAAGTATCTCAACATTCAGATGGCCAAAAAGATTCAGTTGAATTCTGCTTATGGAGCTATTGGTAATCAATGGTTCAGATACTATGATTTACGCAATGCCGAAGCAGTTACTACCGGCGGACAATTAGCTATTCGATGGATTGAAAAAGCCTTGAATGATTACCTGAACAAATATCTAGATACAATTGATTATGATTATGTTGTTGCTATTGATACAGATTCGGTTTATCTACGTCTAGGAAAGTTTGTTGATAAGTTTATTAAATCCGATGATAAGAATAAGATTTGTGACCTTATCGATAAAGTAACAAAAGAAGCATTTGAACCTTTCATTGCCAAGTCATATGAAGAATTAGCAGATTATGTAAATGCTTATGAACAGAAAATGTTTATGGGACGAGAGGTTATTGCAGATAAAGGAGTCTGGACAGCAAAGAAACGCTATGCCCTCAACGTATACGATTCTGAAGGGGTTCGATATAAAAAGCCTAAGATGAAGGTTATAGGTCTTGAGATTGTTAAATCCTCTACACCAGCGAATGTTCGTGTTAAATTGAAAGAAGCAGTTAATATAATGTTGACGGGAAATGAACGACAATTACAAACCTTAGTGCATAAATATAAGAAGGAGTTTGTCGATTTAGCAATCCCAGAGATTGCATTCCCGAGAGGATTAACTGATTACACGAAGTATGAACACGCCGAGAAGTCTGTGCCAATTCACGCACGTGCGGCTAAAGTGTATAATGGGTTACTAAAGAAGCACGATATTAAGAACGCCGAGAAGATTGGAGATGGTGCTAAGTTAAAGTTCATTTATTTGAAAACACCTAATCCGTTCGGCTCTAATGCAATTGCTTTTCTTGATGGACTTCCACCAGAATTCGAGGTTGAACGCTGGGTCGATTATGAAACACAATTTGAGAAAGCATTCCTCTCTCCATTAGAAGGAGTTCTTCATCCCGTTGGTTGGGATTGGGAAGAAAAGAGTACGCTTGAATCATTTTTTACATAGAGAATAGATATGGCTAAAATAAATTTAGAAGGAATAGCAGGTTCCAGTATGGCTCCTACATTTGATGAATTCTCAAAAAACTTTGCGGAAAATATTGCTAATCTTAACATCAGAGCAAAGTTCGGTCAAGTAGAATCCGACAAGGAATTTGCCCTTGACGAAGATGGATATATTGTCGGAAGCGTTTGGTCAGAAGCAATCGCCGCTGAAGTAATGGCCTTGAATGGATTTCAGGCAACAACCGGTCGAATAGATACTCTAGTAATAGGACGAGATATTTATGGAGAAGGATCAGTTCCTACTGATCATACTATAGTTGCCGCGGCGCTGGGCCTTTTAACATCCCAATTTCTAAAGATGTTTCCTAAATATCCAATTATTTATTTCACCCGTTGGGGAAATATGCGTAAACCTTTTGATTTACAGATGTTGAGAGACAATCCAGTAGACAAAGCAACAACTTCTAAAACCGGCTCATCAGTTATCAGGACGACTAATTGACTTGACTTATTGAAGTTGAAGGAGTATAATGTATATTTAACTTATAATTTATATTATGAAGGAGAAAAATGAGTGATGCTATTGTAGCACAAAAGAGATTGATGGAAAGATTGCATAAAGCAGGTTCTATTAAATCTACCCAGTTAACAAAGTCCTCTCTATTCAAAGAGAAAGAAGTAATCCCAACAGCCGTACCAATGGTCAATGTCGCATTAAGTGGCAAACTTGATGGAGGGCTAACAAGTGGTCTGACAGTCCTTGCCGGTCCATCAAAACATTTCAAAACAGCATTTGGTCTATTGTTGATGAAGGCATATCTGGATAAATATCCAGATGCTATTTGTCTATTTTATGATTCTGAATTCGGAACTCCAGAACATTATTTTAGTTCGTTGAATATTGATACGGACCGAGTTGTACATATTCCAATCAAAAATGTTGAGGAGTTAAAATTTGATCTTGTCAAGCAACTTGAAGAAATTGGTATCGAAGATAAAGTGTATGTTATGATTGACTCTATTGGTAATCTAGCATCTAAGAAAGAACTGGATGATGCCAGAGATGAAAAATCTGTAGCCGATATGACTAGAGCCAAACAACTCAAGTCACTATTCAGAATGGTTACTCCGTATTTGGCAATGAAAGATGTTCCACTTGTTGCTGTCAACCACACATATCAAACTCAGGAAATGTTTTCCAAAGCAGTCGTATCTGGTGGTACTGGAGTATATTACTCCGCAGATAACATTTGGATTATTGGTAGACAACAAGAGAAGAAGGGAACAGAAATTGAAGGATATAATTTTATTATCAACGTAGAGAAATCTAGGTTTGTTAAAGAGAAAAGTAAGATTCCTATTTCAGTAACTTGGGAGGGCGGTATTAAGAAGTGGTCCGGATTATTAGATGTTGCTCTTGAAGGTGAATTCGTTGTTAAGCCCACTATGGGATGGTACTCAAAAGTCGATATGGAAACGGGCGTAGCCGAAGAAAGTAAAGTACGGGCCGCCGCAACGGAAACTAAAGAATTCTGGGATGGAATAATTGATCATCCAAAATTTACGAAATATGTAGAAGAAAAATACGCTATGGGTTCTAGATTACTTCAATCAATAGATGCCGATGAGTGAACAAACTATCTCCGATGTCTTTTATATAAAGACTAAAGACGAAACAGCCTTTGCAATATATGACTTGACATTATCCGATGAGTGCGATATAATATCTTTTGGTTATAATTATATTGATGAAAATCCGCTAGACAAATCTCATTATGATAAAGAGGTCTGTTTGATTGTTGAAGAACAAGTAGATAAAGCCATTAAATTGGAAATAGATAATGCAGAAAAAGGGGAAAATACGTGAATATAGAAGCCACTATAATATCTAATCTCCTACATAATGAAGAATATGCTCGAAAGGTAATTGTATTTTTAAAGGATGAGTATTTTA